CAAAAACAAAAGTTTGATTTCTTATTTCGTCAGCCTTAGCTAAAATTTCCATTTTCTCACGTTCCTTTTGTTCTTGAAGTTTTTTAATTTTTTCATCTTCAATTTTCTTTTTATTCTGCTCCATATCTTTAAATATTATAAATTAATTTCTTTATTTCCTTCACACTTTCTTCCAAACATTCTTTTTCAAAAGGATGAGTATTAAATAATACCAGGCTATGCTCCATTGTGGGTATTTTCTTTGCTAAGGGGCCAGCCCAAATCATGGTAAATCCATTTTGGTATGCTTCATACATATAAATGGCGTATATGATAGACGGATGAATAGACCATTCGTTAGCACATTTATCTACAGTGATAGGAGAATTTATATAACCTGAAACAAATTTTAGCCTCTCTTTATTTAATAGAAAATCACGGGCAAATTCATCTGGAGATATTTCATCTAATAAAAATAAATCCGATGAGCTTTCTTCTGAAACGTGATAACTCCTTTCTGAAATCTCATCAAAATCATATAACACATGATACAATTCATGTAAAAGCACAAACCACAATGTTGGGTACCTATTATTTAAATTTGATAGAACGATACATGGCTTTCCATTACAAGAAAATGTCGCTCCTTTTATTTGCAACTTTTGTATTGATGGTTGATAAATAACAGTTATTCCAATTTTAAACAATGCACGTGCCACGGCTAATAATCCACCTCTTACATCTCTTGTATATGGTTTTATTTTATATATTAAACTAATTAAATCTTCTCTATTATATTCATTTGGATTATTAATGAGTTTAAACTGAGTGTAAGCTGACTTAATCCAAAAAGCTCTTACTTGTTCATGAGAGTCTCTCTTCGGTCTACTAAAAGCAGGAAATATTGTGTCTTGTGTATAATCATAGATACTAGAGAAACCAAAAAATCTTTCAATTTTACTTCTTATATTTTGAGAATTATCTTCTTTAGAAATAATTCCAATCTTTGTAAGGGAGTCTATATCAAAATTGTTAAAAATATAACTTGCGTCTTTTGCTGTTTGAACTTCTAATATCATTTCTTTCTGCATTTCAGGAGCATACAGTACCATTAATTCATTAATTTCCAAGCCTAAAAAATGAGATATTTTGATTATATTTACAATATCTATTCTCTTCGCTGTATTATCGAGTATTGAGTTTAATGTTTTTCGTTCAATGGAAATTAATGTTTCCACTTTCGACTGAGATACATTTAACTCCTTCAATTTTGCATTGAAAATATCACGTAAGGTTTTACCTTCTTCTGTACGAAGAGTGCTTCTTACTGCCGGATTAAGTATTTGTTCTATTCCCATATTATTAAAAATCGGTAATTATACCGCAAATATATAGCTAAAAAATGAGAATAAAAAGACAAATCGGTAAATTTACCGATTTGTTATAGTTAAAAAGGAATTTATTATAATGAGGAAATAGATTATAATTATACAAACTTGGAGCATTAATAATCAACATAAAAGCCCCGACTGCACTTAGTTGAGGCTCATTCTTTTTGGAGTAAATAACGTATTATCTCTCAGCTCCAAAATCTAGCAACTTCTCCCTGTAGAGAGATGGTACAACAATTTCAATATCATATTAGTAGGCCATTCTACTATAACTGTTCTACCTTATTATCAGTTATCTGTCTTGCATTTTCTACCAAAGAAATAATTTCGAAATGCAACTTCATTATTTCATTATATCGCTCTTTACCTTTGGGTATATCAATGTATTTAAGATTATTAATTATGGGATATATCGTTTCAATATAGTCATCAGTTTGTAAAAAATAAGATGTTTCTGAATATAATTGCTGATATCTCGTAAGCAAAATGTCTCCTGGTGTTGAATGTAGATTATCACATATAATTGAACTTACCCGTGCTGCAAATCCAAGCAATGTTCCTCTTTCTACTACTGATAAAATACCAAATGCATTTGCAACTCCAGCTTTTGCCACATGGAGATCACTAGCTACAGATTGTTTGTATACTTCAAGCTCTGTACGTTGTTTTTCTACTTGTTCCACCTGCTTTCTTACCTCTCGTAACTCTAGGAAACTAGCAATTTGGAAACCAACAACAATCGTTACACATACTCCGATTAGTGAGGCTATAATACCAATAAAAGCATCAGTTGTTATAGTACCATCATTTTTAATGTTCCCCCAAAATGTTAATGCAATACATGCTATACTTGTTGCAATAGAGATTGTTACGATTATTATATTTCTTTTATTCATATTCTTGTCGATACCTAATTTGATTACTTAAATGCAAATATAGTAAAATTTTGATTAATTCTATATTCAATATTATTCGCTTTTTTGCAATTCCCCAATCTGCAAGAAATATTCTATATATATTACTTACTTTTTGTACAATAAAGCAAAAAAAATGATTATCAATAAGATAATAATAGTACAATACACTTTGTCCTTATGTATATTCCACCACGATAGTTCTACAACAGTTTCTTTCTGACTCATTAAAACATTTACTTTGTTACTTATCGTATCCAATCGATTAGAAAATTGCTGTAAAGTAATAGATAATGTTTCATAAACTTCGGTCCGTTCTTGCTCCTGTTTGGAAGCGGTGGTAGTACTTTCTTTGACTGGGTATTGTTTTCCGGTTGAATCTGGAAGCGACAAGTAAACTGTTTTATTCTCAATCTTCAAATCACTCAATTTGTCAGTAGTAATTTTCGTTTGCTTATTCACATCCAACCGTAGTGATTCTATCAAGTTTTGCAGATACAAGAAATCCCCTGAATAGTCAATCTGCTTCTCCGTCTCCATGTTCCGAGAAGTCTTACAAGAAGTAAACCATATTCCCGACATCAGGAATATGGTTATATAAATTAGCACTTTCATGGCCGGATCACTGTATTACGAAGAAAATTAGAAAACTCGGAACGAACATCAAAGCAGGGACAAGCCTTGATGTATTCTGACGGTTCAACTTCACCGGACCCGTCCAGATCAGGAGAAGTATCACGATGTCCGAGCACTTCAATTATAGGATATTCCTTACAAAGCTTCGCTACCAATTCACGCAAGGTTGCCCTTTGAGCAGGAGTACGTGTATCTGCAGGCTTCCCAGACGCATCCAAACCACCTATGTAGCAAATACCGATAGAATGTCTGTTATACGAAGATTCGCTAAATCCTTTGGTATTGCAATGCGCCCCGTCAATGCTTAACGGTCGCCCATTCTCTACCATTCCGTCCAAGTCAATGACGAAGTTATAACCGATCTGATTGAAACCCCGAGCCCGGTGCATCCGGTCAATGTCCTTTGCACGTAAATCCTGCCCGGCACGCGTGGCCGAACAATGGATGATAATTGCATCAATAGTTTTCATTTTGCGTCTCCTTTTTGCAGATAGTTCGTTAAATATGGTATGTTCTTTATAAACTCAACACTTAGAACATAATGCAGGAAAGCTACTACCTTGTAACCATTACTAGAGTTAGGTAAAATCTCTTTTATGTTTCGAAGAATATTTACCCCATAGAAATAGAAAACGCTATACGTAATAAATGAGACACATTGTAGAGCACCTTCTGGATTGCCCTTGTGTTCACCTATAAAGTAGATGCAGCTAACCAAGGCAAAGAAAATAGTTGCTTCTACGATACACCTCCAAGCTTTTTTAAAAGAAAAACTCTCATGATTGATAAGGAGTGCAGTAAGCAGTCCACAAATGAAATTGAGGGCAAATACAGCGATAAGGCTTTTGATTTCCCCAGAGATAGGATTGAGATAAGCAGCTATACCGGTAACCAATCCAATGAGTAAGTTTTTGAAATAATCCATAATCATTTATCTAAAATATTAATACTTCATTTCAAGACCTCACCACAATCGTCAATGGCTGTCTGAAATACCTTCTTCACTTCGCCAGAGGTTAGCCCATGATCCTCATGTAGCGAGAAACCGGTTACTCCATTTCGCGATGCATTGAAGAATCCGACAGTCGTTTCATCCTTAATGATTTCGGCAGTAATATCTTTGACTGCCTCGGTGCCACGGGTTGACATTCTGTATTTAACCCTGATAGCTTCCGTAACCTTAGTTGTAGCGGTACTGTTAGTTGCTGTGATGTTCATTCCTTGTTTCCTCCTTCTATTAAATCATAAATTTGTCCGTATGCACCAGATACAAAGAAGTCTGCACAAATTTCCTTCAATAAGGTTGCATCTTCTGTCTCTATATCAAGTACGCCACGATTGTTAATAACCTGTTGTAACATCTTGTATGCACGTAACTTTTTCGACATATCCAAACCCTGTTGAGGGTTAGAACCTGCCGCATACAATGCCTCTGAAACCATATC